TCCTTGTAGATTTAAATTAGATGCTTCACCAAATGACATCATGTTAACTGGCTTGTTATTTTTACCCTCCATAGATGCTACTGCTTTTAAAACTACCCTGTCAACATCCATAATAACCACCTCGTATGCAACTGTGATACCTTGTTTCCTTACAATTTTATCTATACCAGACCTTTTTATAAAAACAAAACCTCTTGGGTCTTTATGTACATCTTCTTTTACTAAGCCATTATCTAAAAACAATCTTGTTAATGCTTCTTTTCTTGTTTCTTTAACTTCTGGCTTTACTTCTTCTACTTTTTTCATTTTAGTTTTACTTAAATTGTTACTCATTTTATTTAATTTTAGTTAATAAACACAAAAGTATAAAATTGAATTAGACTACCAAACCTTTTTAACAAAAATTTAAAAATAATGTGTGATTCTGGCTACTTGACCACTATTCTTCTCATGTAAAAAACCTTCTACAGCTTTAGGAACTCCAGTAAATCCTTTTCTACTATGCCAACTGTCTGTACCTGATGGACTTCTTAAATATTCTACTGTTACACCAATGAAATCTTTAGCATCTAACCACTTGTGCTTTACCTTGTGGTGAATATGATGCAGGTAAAAGTATCTGTATTTAGTTTCTGACCAGAGTAAGGGTTGCTCTTGTGCCATTAACAGAGGTAATTTATCAATCTTAGCTCCATCACCATGCTCTAAACCTATTAAATTTTTACCATATTTATAATACTTTCTATGAGCTACACTTATATCAAAGTTTATATCATCAGCTTTTCTAAACCAACTTTTCAAAGCATGAGCTAAATGAAAACCACTTTGGTAATCATGGTTACTCATACTATGCAGTACATCTACAGGTGCTACTTGCCTTAACATTTCTATACATTTAACATATAACATAAGAGCAATTTGAAAATGTTCCCACCATTTGCCATCTACATCTTGTGCTGTTCCTGATGTTGTTTGATTGTAAACATTATCAATATGCAGTATATCGTTTCCTATGCAAAATAATACCTTTTCTATACCAAAACCTGTAGACTTGTCTATAAGTCCTTGTATGCCCTTTAAAACTCTATTTACAGCAGTTTCACAGTCATATCCACTGCCAGTTTCTAACTCACTTGCATATTTACCTATATGAATGTCGGCAGGATTTATTACAAGAAGATGATCGTTATCAAAATCTTTAGGTTGGTCTAAATATGTTGGAGAATAATTTTCTATTAGTTTTTTTATGTTGTCAAGTATTTGGTTTTCATCTAAACCATAATCTTTTTTTGTTACTATTGAAAATCTTAATTCGCCAGTCATGCTTTGCCAATGCTTAACTGATACAACATCTTTTTTATCTATACCTCTTTCTTTAAGATGCATATCTAAAGCTGTGTTACCATTAATATTATCTAAATCATTACCTCTAAACTCGTTAATTAAATCAACTTCTTGTGATGATAATCTTAATCTTTTACCTTTTAAATTTTCTGACATAGTTTTATTTTTTTTAGTTTAAGTAAATATATATTAAAAACAGTATGCTTATAAACCAAAAATAGGATGTTATTAACACCCTATTCTTGAAACTAAAACTAAAACAATTTAACAACCAGAACTGTTGCTAATAATTACAAATGTAATTATTTTTTTAAAGTACAATCGGAATTACATACATTTTTTTCAAAGACAGAAAACAATAAAGGTAAAATAGCTAAAAAACTTAATCCTAAATTCATATAAGTAATGCCATTTAAACTTATGTCTGCACTAGCAGCTATAACTAACACTCCACTTATAGTTCTTTTAGAAGAATATTTACCTTTTGTGTCTTTAAATAATTCTAATACTGATTTTAATAATTCTGTTACTGGTTTTATAGTTTGTCTAACTAAACTTCCTGTTAACATATCTACTATTTTACTCATTACTTTTTAATATCAGCAATTCCTTGACCTAAAATTAAAGTCAAAATTGCATAATAAACTTTTTCTACTTCAGCTTCTGATAAACCTAATTTAGCTGCTATAAATGGTACAAATATTGCTGATGTAGCGTACCAAAATTTTTTTGAATCAAACATTTTTTTTAACATTTCCATTTTTTATTTATTTTAATTAATATTAATACAACCAGATAACTGGCTGAACCTTATCTTGATCTGAATCTACATGGATAAATCCATCTTTACTTAAACCAATTCTTACAAAACCTGCTTCTGCTAAACCTGCTATTATTACTGCTCTATCGTAACTATCTTTGCACAGTATATCTGCTGCTATTCCTTTTATATGTGAACTTGTAGGATTTTTTATAGACAATGGGTGATTTGAACATCTATAACCAGATGTTATTTTATATTTAATGTTGCTATATGACCTTGCCCTATCTAAATCTTCTATAAAGTCTAAGTTAATATTATTAGTTTTACAACCACATTTACAAGCAAATTCATTAACTTTAAAATATTCAAATTCCATTATCTTCCTTGTCCGTTATAAGGTTTTTTATATCCATTCTGACTCTTAGAAGAGTTTTTAGAATGAACACCTTTACGTTTTTTATTTTTGGTTTTTCTAAAAGCAAAAACTAATTTAGCCATATTATGCTGTTACTGCAATAAATTCTATATCACAAGCTGCTGTATCTGCTTGTGCTGCTACTAATGTTATATCTGCTAATGCACCAAAAGAAGTACCTGTTATTGCATCCATTTCATTATTCATTAATAACAAAGATTCTCCTGCTGCAACTTTAAACCAAAAACTATCTGCACCATTATATAATCTAAGTGTTACAAAATTAGTGTCATCTAAATTAGTTACTCTAAAATAAGTGTAATCAGCTTTAACAGCAGTTCCTGCTTCATCAGCAGCTCCCCAGTTAAATATTGTTTTTGCTGTAGTAGATACATTCATTATACGTTGGTCTACTTGTCCTTTAGAAGTGCAAATTTTTTCTACAGTATTACCATATGAAACACCATTAAGAGTATAAGATTCTGTTATAGTTACTGTTAAATTTGCTGCTGTTACTGTACTTGCCATGTTATTTTTTTGTTTTTGTAAATTTATAAATTGAAAAACCAATAGCCATTAATAATGATATTGTAGTTAAAAATTCATTAAAATGTGCTAAAGAAATCCCTATTGCTCCTGCATTAGCTACTCCTACTTGAATAGTATCTTGTATTGTGCTTTTCATGTCTTCATNATTAATTATCATANCCCAATTCTATTGCTACTTTAAAAAATGCAGTTGATGCTGTAGCAGTTTTAACCATAGCAAATATTAAATCNCCTCTACTTAAAGTTGTTTCNGGATTTAAGTTATTTACTCTTACCACTTTATCAAGACTTGCTAAACCTGTAAAAGTTATTTCATTTAAAAGAACAGGAATAACAGCATCAGGAGCTGAAGTTGAAGAAAGAGTAAGTTTACATAAAGCTACAGTTACAGCAGAGGTAGTTGTACAATTACCTGCTAAAAATATTTGTCTTAAAGTACATGGTTGTGTAACCATTAAAGAACTTACTTTAAAAAAATCTCCACCATCTATACTGGTGTTTCCTATAACAGCAGCTCCAAAACCTTGATTGTATTCATTTGGAGATTGACCATCAGTCATATTAGCTCCATAATAATAATTAGCATTTCCAGAAGTAACATAACCTTCTATGTTAAAAAGTGATTGCTTTATAGTGTTTTTCTCTATCCACTCTAAACTACCATCTGTATTGCCTGTGCCTGTACCAATACTTTTACTACAAACAGTATCATTGTTAGCAGACTCAAATCCTTTTGGATTGTGTCTGTTTACATCAGTTAGGTTTTTATGTTCGTTAGCTGCCATTTATATATTTTTACCAGTTAGAAGGAGGACAGTAATCTCTCCAACTTTTATAGTTATTGTATCTAGTGTATATACTGTCGTACATTATGATTCCATGATTTTTATAAGCAAAACCTCTAGATGGTTTGTTATTTACATAGGTAGGATATAATACAGCACTATCTGAATCATTTAAAAACTCTAACATATCTTGTAAATAAATCTCAGATTTTCTATAAGTATCTTGTTTGTAAGCGTTTAACTCTGAAGGGTCTACTATAGTAGCAAACTCATCAATGTTATGCACTATACCCATACTACTACTATTGCTTTGCACCTCATTAATAACCTCAAACCTTGTAAACCAAGATAAACATCTTACTAAAAAATCATCTACTAATGCCTGATTAGCAACAGTTAAATCATCAGTATTGTTTTGCAGTTTTAATTCTTCATAAAACTTTTTACCTAAAGCAGACTTTATATGTGCTAACTCTGCAAGTAATATTGTGTTACTAGAAATTAAAGCAGGATCAGTATTAAAATTAGTAAAGCTATTACTAATAACTTGACCTGCTGTTACTAAAGTTTTATATTGATTTACATTTGCCATTATGATTCTTGATTTTGAGATTCAACTTCAGTTACTTGTAATACACTTTCACTATCTCCAATACCATCTTGGTCATCATCTCTAGTTACAATAATCTGCTCTCTATCTGTCAAGAACATATTACCTTCTTCAAGCATAGGGAAATCTTCATCAAGCATTTTTCTTTGCTCATTGATAGTAAGTATTTTAGTAGGGTCAAGCTGTGTAGCAAAAGAAATAGGTGGTTCGTATTGGATTAATAATTCCTCTCCTAAAAAACCCATCTCTCTGTATAAAACATCTTTAATACCTTCTAGTAATAAATCAGAAGTATCTTTAATTACTGTAGTCATTGCCATATCATAAGCAATTCTAATTTCACTTCCTGTGTTATTCATTTTACCTGAACTAACAATACCTGCTAGTGCAGGTTGCCATCTGTGTGCAGTTATAATATTTTGGTCAGTAATTTTTTGTAAGTCTATCCAACTACCTTCTTGGTCATCTTTTATAATAGAAACATTTGCAGGTGAAGTATCTCCATTTTTTACAATAAACATTATTTTTCCGTTGTTTCCTTCTCCAACAAATTTTTGTTGTGCTTCTTTAACTAATTTCTTAGCTTCTTCTTCACCCATATCACCACTAATTTCAACGATTGCAGATGGCTGAAATCCGTTTTTAAACTTTGTAAAATTCCATTTACCAATTTCATAATCAACTGCAATATGATCTAATGCAGCAACGTAATCAGGTAAACCATAATAAGTAAATGTTGGTTCGTAATCTTTAAAATGTACAACAAACCTACCAGTTTCAACTCTTGGATATAATGGTATAGTTTTTGTTTTATCTTTTGATATAGTATATTTATCCCAATTAGGATGAACATAAACTTCTTTCTTGTTTTTAGCCATTCTAACAGTAGTAGAATCTATATGGTATAGATTAACACCACCCTCATAAGCAACACCTTCTAAGTAAGCATTTCCAAAAGTAAAGTAGTCATCTGCTAATTTTTTATAAACTTGTCTTAAAGTTTCTTTATCAGCGTTAACATCTTTTATGTATTTAGCAATTTCATCATTATTAGTAATAAACTTAGCTCCACTTGTAAATACAGTCTTTTGTGCTAATACACTTCTATGTGTAGAAGATTTACGTTTTAGCTCTGCTAAATATTGAGGAAATAAGTTATTAGTTCCAAAAGGAATATAGTCAGTAGTAACCCTAGATATATCTTGAGGTTCTTCTATATTCTGTGGAACACTTAAATCAAAAACACCAAACTCAAAAGTATTACTCTTTTGTAGAGTCTGCTTTTTTACTTGACTTTTTCTTGCTGTTAGCTTTTTCTGACTCATCTTTAGTTTTTGTTGTTGATTCTTTAGTAATATATTTTTTTAAACCTGATTCTTCATAAGCATGAGCTAATTGTTCTTGTGTAGCATTTGCCCAGTCTAATACTCTTTCTGAATTTTTACCATAATAAGTCTTTCCTGATGTAATTTGTGCTGTATATTTTGCCATTATTGTATATATTTTAGTGTGTGATAAATCTACATATTTATTATTACAATCACACATATTAATTAAAAAAAAGATAAATAGGGATTACAAAACCTCAGTTTAGACCTATTGAAATCTTTATTACTTTTACGTTGTAGTTGCTGTTAAACCTGTACTTCCAATAGTAATACCTACACCAGCAGCAGGATAGTAAGCATTTGGTGCTTCAAATTGTGTACAAGTTAAAGTAACAGTAACACCATCTTCATCAGAAAACGCTGCTCCAGTTCCACCTTCTATAGATGCAATTCTTGCCCAAGTTTGACTTCTAGCTTTACTCTCTAAATTACTTAAAGTATCACTAGCACCAATTAACATACCTTGATAAGCATTAGTTGAACCAGTACCATTAGTTAAAGCAACATTAGTATCTACACATAAAACCATTAAACATTTACCTTGCATTTCTTGCAATCGTAAAAACTTTTCTTCTGATAATCTAGGTAAATACATAGATACTGTACATTCGTATGTAGTTATATTTTTACCTTCGTTAGTAGCTGCAATTGTTAAAGAAGAACTTTCTATCTTACTTTCGTAAACTCCCCAGTTCATTACTCCTAAAGAACCACCTTGTGGTGTGTTTTTTAAAGCAGTAACAGACCAATTACCAGAATGGTCAAATGTTACAGTATCTGCTGAGTTAGCAGGAGAGTTCCATTCTCTTATTAAAACATGAGATAAACCACCTGATGCTTGTAAGTCTGTGCAACCTATTGATAATCCACTTTCTATTGACATATTATTATTTTTTTAAATTATTAATTTGTAGTTGCTGAATTTGTACTTGCATTAACATAATAAGTAATTGTACCAGTATATATTCTTGGTAATTCATACTGTTTTGCCATTAACGTAATTGTTAATCCATTATCATCATTGTATGCAGCTCCAGTTCCACCTTCCATACCAGACATATCTAAATAAGTTTGATTTCTACTGTTTGCTTTGTTGTTTTCATATTTTTCACTTACTCCTAAAACAAACGCATTACCATTAGTGTCTACAGCAATACCCATCATACATTGATTAAGCATATTTTGTAACTCATGAAATTTTAATTTATCCATTTTTGGTAACATAAAAGACAATCCACATTCAAAAGCTGTAGAACCATTTTCTTTAGTTGCATTAACTGTTAAAGCAGGAGTTTCATTTTTAAACTCATATAAAAACCAAGTAGCTGTAGAACCACCTACATCTTGTAAATTTGTTATTGAATGATCAGAATTATTATATGCAATATCATCTCCAGTTGCCCAACTTCTTAGCAATATGTGTTTTATACCACCTGATGCTTGAACATCAGCACAACCTATATCTATACCTTTATCTATAGCCATATTATTATTTTTTTATAAATTATTAAAAGGTAAATAAGAGAGAGCTTTTACACTCTCTCTATCTACATTGTTGTTATA